ATGGAAGAAGAATACAACCAATCAGAAATAATTAACCATTTTCCTGAAGCCCCCTTAATTCCCTTTATCTCAAAGGAAAAGTTTGCAGAATTAACAGGCTATTCAATAGGCACAGTAACAGGCTGGATGAATAGAGGGTATTTACCAGTCTTCACAAAATTAGGCAAGCACACGCCCATTAACTTAGTAGAACTGCATCACGAAGCATCAATAAATTTAAGAACAAAAACAACTATTGGGGAATAGAAATGACTGAACAAGATAAGTTTTTCAAATTAATACTAAAACAAGCGTTAATGGAAATTACTACCATTGAATATTTTATATCTCATCATAAAGATAACGCCTTTGTTGACTCCGCCTTAATAGGTCTTCATAAATCTCTAAATTTTAGCCATTCTCTTTTGTCAGAAGAGTCTTTATCTAAGCGAGTATTTGAGATTTCAAATTGTTTAAATGTGACTCCGTATTCTCATGGTGGTATAGCCCATTGTTCTGATGTCTTAAAGCAAGTCAGATTTGCCATTAGATGTTATCTCTCCCTTTATGTCGTTTATGAAGAACAAGAACAGGATACTTATGATGATCAATATCAAATATCTTGCAATGAAGTTTTTCAAGAGGTTGCATAATGAATTTATATAGAGTTTTCATAAATGATAATGGAAAAAAATCCTTATCTTCACCCATGAATTACCCCTCTGCCCGTTCACTTTTTAATTATAAAGCGAAACAATCTAGTGATTTATCCATGTACAGAGGTCGGCCTCTTGCATTTATTGTAATTGGCAAGGTTTAGCAAAAAATACAGGAAAAAAATATTATGAAAGAACCAGACATCGGCCTCCCCCCTTTATTAGATGAATTGTCCATTCCTGACAGGCAATATAGAACGGTTTTACCTGCCCGTCTTTATTCAAAATTAGAAACAATGGCACTAGCAAGAGGAATTACCCCCTTCAAATATACAACTTTTGTCATGGTTAAGTATTTAAAAGGAGAACTAATAGAAAAATTGGAATGTGAGCCATTAGAAGAATGAAAAAATTAGATAAAAAGCTCTATGTCTTTAAAAAAAATCACACTCTTACTGAGTGGTTATGCTCGTCGGTGTCGGTTTCGGTCGCGTGACAAAGAGAACAGTCAGGCGGTGGGGGTCAATGCCAAAAGGCTCTTGTTTGCAGTGGGGGAGCATGGGGGTGGTGCTAGGTGGAATTCAAAAGATTAGGTTATTTATATTGAAAGGGTGTGGTTTTAAATTTGTTTGAAGCACAGCAAGTTATTGAAAATCACCGGGCCCCTTTTAATGAAAATGGCCGTAAAGATCTTTTGTCCACAGAGGGCCACCCCCATGCTCCCCCACTGAAAACATTTTGCTTTAGATTGCATTGACCCCCACCGCCTGACTGTTATCGTCACAAAGCGGCCAAACCGACACCGACGAGCATAACCACGCTCTTCACATGCACAGAGGTAGAAGGAAGAGGGAGCGATCTTTCTCTAAAGAAATACATAAAACAAAAGGCCATAAAGAAGCGAAATTAAAAAAAAAACTAAAATAAGTAAATCAGGTTATGTAGGTTAAGTAGTAAGTTTTCATGTTAGGCCATTAACAACAAAAGAAGCACAAACAAAGAGGGGTTAATTTAACGAAAATAGAAGCACAGATTTTTAAATATTTTTAACCAAATGTAAAAAAGGGAGGCCGTACAAAAAAAACAAAATAACAACAGTAACTATAAAAAGTGGTCTTTATTTATCAGTCGATGCACAACTATTCCCGTGCTGAGAAAAGTATTTAAAGATCACTCTTTATAGTTATTAAGTAATCAAAAAATAGTAACTATAACCAAAATATTAATTAACAGTGGAATAGGAAAAATCAAATGTTAGAACTACAAGCAACATCAATAATCAAGCAAGTTTGTATTGGAGCCAATCGCTACACATCAGCACGTGGTCAAGCTATGTACATCAATTGCCTTGAATCATATCAAGTAGATGATAATTCAATAGGTGAATATGCTGTTCAGCACAGATGCTCATTTGATGATTTCAAATTTTTCGAAGGTAAAAACAAACCCTCTTTCTCAACTCCGATGGTCGTTACAGCAGAAGGCAAATTCGAAGTATTTGCAGGTACAAAACAATTTTCAATATCATCAATTGTAAGTGTCACCCCCTATAAAACAGCTGTATTAGAAGTAGAATTACAAGAGCCAGAACCAGGAGCAGCTCATCAAGTACCAGGAACAGAAAGCCCAGTAGTATCAACACCTACAGCATCAAAATCAGCATCAAAAATAAATAAATAATTAAATTTATAAATAAATAAAAGGCAAAAACAATGACAGAAGCCGAAATATTAATACAAACATTAGATCAACAATCATTAATATTAATTTCAATAGGTTTTGTTGTTGTCTATGCAATCGGATTCAACGCAGGTAATCAAAGATGACCGACCCCATGATCTTAAAGTTATCAGGATTACTTGCGGTGATGTACACGACGGGCTATCTAACTGGAATAGTATTCAGAGTAACTCGTCAATTTATAGAAAAAGCCGCCAATTAAACAACGGTTTTTTTAATTCAAAAAAAAATATTAACTAAATAAAGGTAAATAAAAAATGAATTTATTAAAAAAAATGAAATATTCAATTATCTCAATCTTAGGATTGTTAATGCTGTCAATTCAATCAGCCCATGCGTACTTACCTGCTGACACTGTTTTAGATCCCCTCTATGCAAATATTACAGGCGATATCAACACGTTAGCCGATAAATCATGGCCGATTACATTCCTAGTAACAGGGTTACTAATTGCAATCGGACTATTCAAAACATTCACTCGTAAAGCGGCTGGCTAACTATTAATCATAAAATTCAATTAATTAAAAAAAACAAAGGAGTATAAAATGAAGGGCATGCAAAGGTGGGCTTTGATGTCCTTTTTTTTATTGTTTTCTTTTTCAGTAAATGCTGAATATACTTATGCCTTTCACTATGGCAAGTGCTCAACGTCAAATGCTACCTTAGACAGTACATTTACAACATTTACAGATAATGATTCCAATGTAAATTATTATAATAAACCATGCGAATCTTCTCTTAATTATGCTTCTTTTTCGTCTTTTTCGGGTTCCTGTTCTTATCGTTCGATTGATACAAGGACTAATGGTGTAGATCATCATCGAGAGGTTTTTAGTTATAGAATAGGTGATCCTGAATGTACAACAGTAATTATTAATAATGATACAGATAACGACGGCATACTAAATGAAGATGATCTATTTCCAAATGATGCAAGCCTCCCAAACTGTCAAGCAGGTAATTTAACAGAGGTTTATTTAAAAGATAGAGACTCTGGCACAGATCGATCAAATATATTAACAGCTACCTTTAACTATGCAGGTTGTTTACACAGAGATATATCTTTTTTAGGTCAATGTTTATCTAATTCAAGTGTTTCAAATATTTATTGTAAATACTCCGTTATGGATACAGGGCAAGGTTCTACAGATACTACCAATACAATCTGGTCAAATAATCCATCTGGTGTTAGTGCATGTCTTGACCCTAATGATTGCACCGCTTTAGATACAGATAATGACAATATACTAGATAGTTTGGATAACTGTATAGATGACGCAAATACCGAACAACTAGATACTGACCAAGATGGTCAAGGTGATGTATGTGATGCAACACCCAATGGCCCCGATAATGATTTAGACGGCATACCAAACGATACTGATAATTGTCCAGATATATGGAATCAAACTCAGCTTGATGATGATGGTGATGGTATAGGGGATAATTGTGATGACTGTAACAATAATCACACTTATTCAGAATCAGTTAGTGGTAACTCATGGACTGAACAGTTACCTACTGAACTATGTAAATCAAGCTGTGAAATGCTTCAAACAAATTCATTATGTAATGACGGTGTGTGTGGTGTTTTATATACTAATTCAGGTAATATCTGTAATTATTTTGGGGGTTATGATTTTAATAATTATGTTAGCCAGGATACAGATGGTGGTACCGCTCTTTTAAGTGATCCTCGTTTTGATTATGAACAAGATAAATCTGTTTCCGTCCAGGTACACAGTTTGCTTTCAAATGGTGTAGTAGGTGATTCTTCTCGTTCTGATCAATTATTTAAAATATCTAATTGTACTGCTTTTAATCGGTTAGATAGAGATGTTAGGTTTACAGGTGAATCAGATTCTAATGCTGTATTAACTAATACTATTACTGGTTTTGTTTGTCCATTAATTAATTTTGATCAAGTTTATACAGTTTCTGAAATAAATAGTATTTTTGAAAATGCCATAATAAATCATATTGGGGCATCAAATCTCACACATACAGATTATTCTTCTTTCTGGCGTAAAATATATATTACAGATTTTGTTTTTGATACGTCTTCAACTGCTGGTAATGATGGTAATCTTTCTGTCTATCGTTATCAGATAGCCAGATTCAGAACTAATTTTAAACAACTGGTTTATTCTTTTGGTGATGATGGTGTTCAATATCATGAATCTGCGCGGCATTATCTTCCTTCACCTGAACTTGGTATGTTTTATCTAACATTACAGGGTGTGGGTTTTTCAGGTGATGATACCAATGCTGGTGGTGTCGATGATGGTGGTGTTGTTGGTGCAATAACTGAGTTATTAGATTTTTTCAAAGATTCAGGTGTTAATGATGAATATACTCAAGATACTTTAGAGATTACAGATTCAATCAATGCGAATCATAACGACTTACTAGCTCAGTTAAATAGATACAAAGACATAAATAATTCAGTTGTAGGTACTTCTCCTTCCGCTTTTAGTCATTTTGTTAATTCGTTCTCTCCCAGTTCGGGTAATTCTTGCGCTTCATCAATTTTTGAATACAAAGGTGATTCAACCTTATTTAATGAATTCTGTGAGCGTTGGAATTCTTCAGGAAGAGCTATAACAGGCTGGGTTTTTTATATGCTAACGGCAATTGGTATGTTTAAAATTTGGGCTAATTCAGCAAAACTATAATTTATTAGAAAGGGTTTTTATTATGCCAATGGTTGGTTTTTTGTTTTTCCCATGGATAGCTGCTTTTTTTGGTGGTTTAGTTTCTGATGTTGCTGCTTATTTTGTCAAGTCAATTGCTAAAAGAGCTGCAATGGCTGCTGCTTTGATTGCTTTAACCTTTTCTTTTGGTTTTGCTGTCAATCAGATTGTTGGTGCTATTCAGGTTTCTATGCCTCTTGTGATTCAAAAAGGTATCGATTTACTGCCTTCTAATACTAATCCTTGCATTACTGCTTATTTTTCTAACTATGTTTTTGCTTGGGTATATCACCACCAAAAAAATCTAATTTTTAATTCGAACTAAAATTATGTCAATCAGTGAACATGGAATATATTTTTTAACGGGCTCTTTAAGGTCTGGAAAAGGTCTAACAGCAGTATCTAAAATACAAGAACATTTATTAGATGGTCGAAGAGTAGCTACCAACATGGACTTAAAACTAGAAGGTCTAGTTTCTCCTTTAAATAAAACAACAGATGTCATTAGGTTACCCGATAAGCCCAATGTTCATGATTTAGAAAATATCGGCTTGGGTTACGATCATGAAGATCCTGAGCATTACGACGAGTCAAAATTCGGATTATTAGTACTCGATGAATTAGCAACATTCCTTAATTCCAGAACATGGAATCAAAAAGGAAGAAAAGAGTTTGTTGATTGGCTTCTAATGTCAGGAAAAAAACGCTGGATACTAATATTTACCATACAAGATTTAGAGCTACTAGATAAACAAGTCAAAGCAAGTCTAGCCTCACAATACATAGTGCATTGTAAATCGATGTCTAAATATGCCGTTCCCATAATTTCACCATTCTGCAAGCTACTTACAGGAAAACCCCTAACGCTTCCAAAGTTTTACTTAGCTATAGTTAAAATAGGCATGGATCGAAACGCCCCTGTCAATGATCGTTGGGTTACTAAAGGTACGGCTTTATATTCTGGATATAACACAGCACAAGTTTATTTAGAAAGAGATCACCCAGACTCAATACAACTTTGTACAATGCTACCGCCTTGGTATACCCATGGTAGATATATTATTAAAAAAGATCTTGAGTACTACAGGAAGTTATTTACAAACAAAATTGAATATTTAGTAGTTCCCTGCCTGGTTGGTGTCTTTTTATCCTTCTTAGCGTTTTCAATATCATTATTTACCAGTTTTACTTCAAAAGTTGATCAAATTGAAACGATGCAAAATCAAATGTCACTAATGAGAACGATTATTAATGAAAAATTACCGTCTCAATTATCATCTCAACCTGATATTTCCCATGTCTCATGTGATCGTTTTGAAGAAAATAAATATCAAGGTTTTTATATTAAAGGTTCTTACTCAACCCCAAATGGAATGGAGTATTTTTTAACAAATGGCATTGATAGTATAAAAACTAAAACTATGCGTAAAAGTGGAATGGGGCTTATATCAAAAGGTCAATGCTCATTTGCTCTTTTTAAGGGTGAATGTTCAATTTCTTTTGATTGCGAACCCCCTTTCACTAGCAACGGCTCACACGCAGTGGGTGTTGTTGCTAGTGAAAGGGTCGGTGAAGCTGTACCTGTTGAATCAGATTCTAAACCTTCTATGTTGCCAGGTCTGTTTTAGACGGCCTTGTAACACGTCTATACATAAGTAAGTTTAAAAATACAACACGTATTGTTAAACGACTATAACTAACACAAAATAAAAAAGGAATTCTTGTGGCTAAGAAAACAAAAGATAATGAACGTGGTCAAGATAAGTATTTTTCAAACTTTATGGTTGATCACAAAGGTGATCTTGTTGATCTTTTTAAATACCGTGTTATTCATTCAGGACTAGATACTGTCCGTCAATTATATGCAGGCTTGGTAATTCCTAGTATGTATTCTGAGATTGAAAAGTCTTATGAGGATGGTTTTGGCTTAACAGTAGAAATATTGGGTTTTAAATTTATTGTCTCTTCAGGTGGCAAGTCTGGATATAGATATATCTTAAAAAATAACAATATCGGTTTGGTTATAATGTTTGGCTCTCAATTTACAGAACCTAACTATTCAGGTGATCACCTTAAAATACAAACATCTCCTATCTATACGTTATCGAGAGATATTGAGCAGGTACAAAAGCATTTAGATGATTTTGCAGAGGCTTTATTAACTCAAGTTATCCATACGGGTGTTGCTGTACATTTATGTGCTGATGTACAAGGCTGGGTTCCTCCTTCTGATTTAGATAGCAGGTTAACCACAAAAGCTAGGCGTATTGTTCGCCATTCTGGTCCCTCACAAATTAACTATGAATTCTCTGATGTCTCAGTAGTTTACGGTAAAGCTGAATCTTTTACTTTTGGTTCTGCTGGTTCACTGCAATTCAATCTGTACGATAAACGAAAAGCCAATAAAAATAAAAATGAGGGTGATATATGGGAACCCGTATGGCTAATGCATCCTAAATATGACATAGAAGCACCAGTATTCCGCTTTGAATTTCGATTCCATCACAATATAGTTAATCAATTCGCCAATGGTTCAGGTTTTCAAGCCGATAAATTAACAGATATAAAAGAACACCTAAATGGGCTATGGCGTTATTCAATGGATAACTTTCGTCTAGATGATACAAAAACCTATATAAACCCTTTCTGGCAATGGTTAAGAGATGATTTAAAATTTTATGATATGCCAAAACTAGAAATTGATTACAAGCGAGAATATAAAAGCCCTTTAGAGCAAGGTCGACCAAGTAACAGAGCCATATCGATTTGTTTCGGCCAATTATGTTCAATCTATGGCAGAAATGGTTATTCCATGAATAAAGCCTCAAACCACCTCCAAAAGTCTGGTATCTGGGAAAATCTAGTAGAAATGTATATAGATCGAGGGGGTTCTTCTGATGATGTTTTTATAGATTTAGAATTAAAATTATCTAGATTTGTAGAAGCTGCCTAA